TTGGATCTTGCGGTATAATTTCAGGTTCAGTAGCATCTTTCATTCCATAAAAAATGTATGGTGATTCATTTGGTGAAAATATATAACTTATTAACGAAGATAACATGTAATATAAAAAAGAAAATACAAATATTACTAAAATTAAGAATACGATTTTAGCAACTAATGTATTAGAACTAGCAAATTGCGATGCATCTGAAAAAGAAGAAGGTATATTATTAGGTATTAAATCATTTAAATTATCCATTTATATTATCGTAATAAAAAATATTAAAAATATTCTTAATATCTTTAATATTTTATTAATAATTTTAAATAGTTACAGACCCCTTTTCTTTATTATATTCTAAAAATGAAACCTTCAAACTATATTTACTTAATAAACTATTTGTATGATTTGAGTTAATTCCGGCATTATAAATATCTAAAGCATCTTTGGGTGTTATTGAATTTGGTTCAAATCTTATACGTGTTATAAAACCATTCCATTCTGATGTTCCTGATACACGTCCTAAATATATGTTTTGATCTGTTGACTTTGGATAACGTATAGTATTAGGTAATACAAAGGAATTTAATAATTTACCATCTAAATATACATCTAATAATTTTGCATCTATACTTAATGTTAAATTATTCCATTTTTGTATAGGGATATTTGATATTTTATATTTAGACATTATTAAGTCATTGTTATTTGTACAATTTTTAGTATTTGGAGAACATAAAACATATATATTTAAATTATTTTCAAAATCATCTAATTCAACAGATATATTTTTATAATTTGAATTTGATGATGATATACAACTTAAATCTGTTAATGTATTACTATTTATATTTACATTTTGTATTGGTGAACTTGTTTCTCTAGATTTTGCTATATATAAAATATTTTTTTTTGTAGTTGATGTATTTGTGTCCCATGCTTCAATATAAAACCACATACTTAACATCATATTTTGAGATTTATAAGAATCAATAATTGATTTATCTACAAAATTTGGATTATTACTATAAGAACCTGAATAACTTACACTACTAGATGAGGTTGAACCTTCTACATTACAATCTGTAATTAAATCCATAACAATATTTGTTTTAAATACTGTCGCAGATAATATCCATAAAATGATAATAATTAAAATTACAATTATAATTATATTTGTAATATTCATTTATATATTATTTATTAATATTATTTATTTACTAAATTATTAATAAATTCAATATTATCATATGGAATATTATATTCACCATATTTTACATTTTTAATACTACCATAAATACCTTTTTCTTCACCTATAATAATTTTATTATCATTAAAATTAGGAACTATATTTTTTCTACTTTCAATTAATTTGTTATCTAAAAATATATCTATAATATTGTTATTATAATTTATATAAAAATTTAACCATTTTTGATATTTAAAATCATTTATTATAGCTATTTTTAATTTTTTTGTTACATTATTTTCATTTATTTGAGAATAAACAATTATTTGTTGTTTTTTATTATTAAATACAATTTGTGGTAGGTTAGAATAATTTAATATATTAACTTCTTCTTTAATATTGTTATTTATACTTTTGGGGTCAATATATAAATTAAATCTTATACTGTATTTATCTTTATATTTATGTTCAAATTTATTTTTTTTTATATAAAAATTAATATAATTTTTATAGATTGAAATAATATTATCTTCATTATTATATTTGTCTGCATCTTGATATATTCCTAATTCAGTTTTATTATTTAAATATATTGGTTCATTTATTAAATTATTTGAATACAAATTTAAAATATATTTGTAAATTGATGGTAAAATAAATAATAATGATACTAAAATCATTTCAAAAATAAACATTAAATATACAATACCAGGTGTTAATTTTAAATCATCTTTTAATTTTTCAAATAATACAACAATCAAACAAGGAATAAAAAATATGAATTTTGTTATAAAATCTATATAAATGTTACTAGAATTAGAATTATTTTTTATATTAAAAATGTATGCTATAATAGATAGTAAAACTAAAAATATAAATATTGCTAAAATATAATATAAAATATTATATAAAGATGGCATATTATTCAATGAAATAAATAATAGTATAAATAGAAATACAGGAATTAATAATATTAATATAATTATAAATAAATATTTCAATAAGAGTTCTATTGGATTTTTTATAGTGTTTTCAAAATTAGTTTTTGAAAAAATTTTTTCATTATCTTTTTTTTCTATTAAATTTCTTGTAATATAATTATATACTGTATTATGATTTTCATTTGCTTTATTACCATCAATTTTTCTATATACTAAAAAATAAAATTTTGAAAGAACTATAAAAGTAATAATTATAAAAAATAATTGACTATATTTATTAAAAGATATCAAACTATTATAATTATATTTTTTATTTAAATTTTTTTCTTCATTTATTGATAAATTATTGTAAAGAATTTCATAAGGAGTATTGTAATCGTTTTTACTTTCCGATATAGTTAAATCATCTTTATTAAATAAGACACTATACGAAAGGATATCATAAATAAAATAATATAATAAATAGAATATTAATATAATAGAGATTAAAATATAAAATATATAATATTTTCCATTAAATAATGAATTTACTATTTTTAAAAAAAATTCATATATTATTTTTTTTAAATTATTAAAATTATCTTTATACTCAAAATTTTTTATATTGTCAATATAATTATTTACATTTTCATTATTCATTATATTTAATTATAATAATTAAATATAATAAATATAATATTTATTATAAATTTTCAAGTGCTGTTTTTTTTCCATGACAATCACGACATAATGCTTCTAAATTGTTTATATTATTTGAACCACCATATTCTAATTTTATAACATGGTCTACTTCAAACCATGCAGGTAATTGTTTTTTACAATGTTTACAAGACCAATTTTGACTAGCAGCAACATATTTTTTTTTAGTTTCACTTACAGAACGTTTTGTAGATTTATTTCCAGATACTAATATTTTTTGTTGTTGAGGAGAAAGTTTATTAAAATTATTATTTGGATAGTATTGATTGTTAATATTTGAATTATGATTAATTTTGATAGAATCATTTAATGTTGATGATGCAAATTCAACAATAGGAGATAAAACACTTTTTGTATTATTATCCAACGGTAATGTTTTAATATAATTATTAGTATGATTTAGTAAATTTATTTTTTCATGTGGATTTTTTTTTATATATAAATACGATGACAAACCAATAAATATAATAAATGCAATTTTATAATATTTTTCATAAGATTTTATTTTTGCAAATAATTTTCCATCATAATATATATTATAAGAAATAATTGAAATAATTATAATAAAAAATAACTCAAATTTCATAATAATTTATATTAAACATAGATAAAAATTGTTTATAATAACTTTTTATTTGTGATTTATTATAAAAATACATATTATTATTAATAATATTAGTGTTGTTCCAAATATAAATTTATGTTTGTTTTTTCTTTCATCGTAACTTTTTATTTTTTTTTCTTTATAATTTTCATAATATAATTTCATAGCTTCATGATATGTTATTTCATGTTTACCTAAATAAATATTTATTTTATTATGAATAAAATGAACCCATTTTATCATACTTTCACGTGAATCTAGATATGGAGTAACAGGATATTTGTCTAAAAATTCAGAAAATGTATTACCTATATTTGTAATTGGTATAAAAAGAGGTAAATTTTGTATAAAATCATAATATTTTTTTTTTGATACTTCATTTGGATTTAAAGGATATGATATAGCAATTGTGTATAAAACAAACCAATAATGTGGACCCCATATTTCTGGATTTAAAGTCATTATATTATAAATAATATAAAAAGAATTATATATCTACATATAGTTTTAATAAAATTTTTATGATGATACATAAAAAACAAATATTTTGTAATAATTGTGGAAAAATAGGACATTTATTTCATCAATGTAAATTACCAATAACAAGTATAGGTGTAATATGCTTTAGAGTAATTAATAACAATTTTGAATTATTATTAATAAGAAGAAAAGACAGTTTATCTTTTCTTGATTTTATGAGAGGAAAATATAATCTTGAAAATTATGATTATATAAAAAAATTATTTAATAGAATGACAAAAAACGAGTTGGATTTACTTTTAAATAATGATTTTGATTATTTATGGAATAATTTATGGGGAAATAATATAAATAATGTTTATAAAAATGAAGAAAAATTATCTAAAATAAAATTTAATAAACTTAAAAATGGTTATTTAACTAATAATATTAATATTAATATGGAAAAATTAATACAAGAATCAAATAGTGTATACAATTTTCCTGAATGGGGATTTCCAAAAGGAAGAAGAAATTATCAAGAAAAAGATTTAAACTGTGGTATTCGTGAATTTGATGAAGAAACAGGATATAAAAAAAAAAATTTAATTGTACTTAATAATTTAAATACATTTGAAGAAGTATTTATTGGTTCTAATTACAAATCATATAAACATAAATATTTTTTAGCTTATATTCATGAAAATATACCACCCGAAGGTATATTTCAAACACATGAAATAAGTAAAATAGAATGGGTTAATATAGATGAATGTATATCATATATAAGAGATTATAATATAGAAAAAATAGAAATAATAAATTCTATAAAAAATTTATTAAAAACATATAAACTATATGTTTAATATATATGACTGAATATCTTAAGAATTTATATGCGTATTTAAATACTAATGATAAAGATAAAGATAATAAATCCGATTCAGATTCAGATTCAGATTCAGATTCAGATTCAGATTCAGATTCAGATTCAGAATCTAATTTTAACAAAGTTCAAGATACTGATATCAAAGAAAAACATAATAAAATATTACATAATGTATTTAAAAATAATATAAATAAACTACCCGAAAAAGATATTTTAGAAAAAACAAAAAATGATATAAAAACAAAAAAAGATGCAAATTATTTTTTAAATGCAATTGAATTACTTAATAAAAATGATATTAAAAAATTAAATAATGATGAAAATTATGAATATGATTATTTATATCCACATTTAGATGATGAAAATTTTAATATTAAAATTTTTAATAAAGAAGAATTTAATGAACATTCTTTAAATGTAAAATTAGATAAAAAAAAATCATTACAATCAATGGCAAATAAAATATGTTATAAAGAATTTAGTTTAGCACCACATCAATTATTTGTAAAAAATTTTTTATCAAAATATACACCATATAATAGTTTGTTATTATATCATGGATTAGGGACAGGTAAAACATGTTCAGCAATAGGAATAGCCGAAGAAACACGTGAATTTTTAAAGTTAAATAATATAAATAATAAAATATTAATAATAGCTTCGCCAAAAGTACAAAAAAATTTTAGATTGCAATTATTTGATGATAGAAAATTAAAATATATAAATGGTATATGGAGTCTAAATAATTGTGCTGGAAATAATTTATTAAAAGACATTAATAATTTAAAAATAAAAATTTCTAAAGAAAAAGTAATAAAAATTGTTGAAAATATTATAAATAATTTTTATGAATTTAAAGGATATATAGAATTTGCAAACGATATAACAAAATTAATGAATATTGATATGCATATACCTATAAATAAAAGACAAAATTTTATAAAATTAAAATTTCAAAAATATTATGGTAATAGATTAATTATTATAGATGAAATACATAATATACGGGAAACAAATGATGAATCTAATAAAATAATTGTTAATAATTTATTAACAATGATAAAATTTACAGATAATGTTAAATTAGTTTTATTATCTGCAACACCTATGTTTAATAGCTATAAAGAAATTATATATATAACTAATTTATTAAATTTAAATGATCGTAGAAGTAAAATAGATATTAAAGATGTTTTTGATGAAAATGGAAATTTTTTAAATGATGATAATGGTTATGAAAAAGGTAAAGAATTATTAAAAAGAAAATTAAATGGATATATAAGTTATGTAAAAGGCGATAATCCATTGACATTTCCATTTAGAATTTTACCAGAATTATTTTCTCCACGAAATAGTTTAAAAAAAATGAAATATCCTATAAATGATTTATTAGGTAATAAAATAAAAAATAGTATAAAATTTACAGATTTATATATAAATCAAATAAGTTCATATCAAGAAAAAGTATATAATTATATTCTTTTAAAATTATTTGAAAAAAATAAAACAAATTTGAATAATATATTCAAATATACAGAATTACAACGACCATTAATTTCATTAAATATAGTTTATCCAAATAAAGATTTTATAAAAGTATCAAATGATAATATTACAGAATTAGATATAGATATAAATGATTTAATATCTAGAAATGCTTTTTTACAAAATATTACATTTGTAGAAGAAACAAATCCACCATCTAGAGAAAAATATGAATTTATTAATAAAGATATACCAAATATATTTACAAAAGATAATATTGGAAATTATAGTTGTAAAATGAAAAATATATTAGATTCTATTCATGGTTCAAATGGACCAATTATAGTATATTCACAGTTTATTGATGACGGTATAATACCATTAACATTAGCTTTAGAAGCCAATGGTTTTAGACGTTATGGAAATAATACTTGTCTTTTTAAAACACCACCAACAGATGAATTAGATATTAAAACATATAAATTTAAATCACAATTATCTACAGAAGAATTAATAAATTTTAAACCAGCAAAATATATTACAATAACAGGTGATCATAAATATTTATCACCAAAAAAAATAGAAACAGAATATTTAAAGGCCGCAACTAATGATGATAATAGTAATGGTGAAATTATTAAAATTATATTATTATCAAAAGCAGGTAATGAAGGTTTAGATTTTAAATGTATAAGACAAATACATATATTAGAACCCTGGTATAATATAAATAGTTTAGAACAAACTATAGGTAGAGGTGTAAGAAATTGTAGTCATAAAAATTTACCATTTGAGCAACGTAATGTAGAAATATTTTTACATGCTACATTATTAAAAAATAAAAATATAGAAACAACAGATATGTTATTATATAGAAAATCTGAAGAAAAAGCTATATTAATTGGTAATGTTACGCGTGTTTTAAAAGAAATAAGTGTTGATTGTTTATTAAATATAGATTCACTTAAATTTACAGAAAAAAATTTAAAAACAATATATAAAAATCCTATTGAAATAACATTATCACATAAAAATAATATAACTTATAAAGTAGGTGATAAAGCAAACAGTGCTTTATGTGATTATATGGATAATTGTGAATATATTTGTAATAATAGTAATTCACAAGAAGATATTAATTTAAAAACATATAATAGTTCACATTTAGAATTAAATAATTTTAAAATTATAAAAATTATAAAAAATTTATTTATGGAAAAATTTTTTTATGATAAAAAAGAATTAATTTTGTTAATAAATTCATTTGATACATTTTCATATAATATTATCAATAATACATTAAATGAAATAGTTACAAATAATAATTATATTTTTGAAGATAAATATAATTCTCCCGGAAAAATTATTAATATAGGTACATTATATATTTTTCAACCTTCACATCTAAATAATGATAATTCATCATTATATAGTAAAACTACACCTATATTTTATAATAATGATTATATTTCAATAAAAAATTCAAATACATCTTTAGAAAATTCAAATATGGATTTAAAAAATCATAAAATTTTAGAAGAAGATAATATAACAAAAATTGAAACATTATATAATAATTTATATTCAACATTTGAATATATACAAAATGGTGATTTTGAAAATATAAATAAAATATATAAACATTTACCAGATACACATTTTATTAAAATATTAACATCATTTATAAAAACTGATAATCTAGATAAAAATAATATAATAAGTTATGATGATATTAAATTACCAAAATTTAATTATAATTTTATACATATTTCTTTTTTGCAAATTATAATTTGCAATATGTTATTGGATAATTTAAATGTTGATGATAAAATAATGTTATATAAATATATTATTGATATACAATATGATAAATTAGATGGAAAATCTAATATTTTTATAAAAAATATTATTAATTATTTTCAAAATTATATAATTGACTCGAAAAATAAAAAAATATTAGTATTTTTTGAATCAAATAAAATTACAAATAAAAATTATAGTATTTATTTTATAGAAAAAACTGATAAAACTATTATTACAAAAGGCGATTATGAAGACTATCAAGAATTTAATGATATAATAGTTAAAAAATTTACAATTGTAGAAACAAATTATGCTCCTATAATAGGATTTATAGAAAATGTAGATTACAATATTCATAAACAAAATTATGTATTAAAATTAAAAAATTATAATAATACATTAAAGCAATATAATCCTGGAAATATATGTAAACAAATTCAACCAAAAGGCACACTAATAAATGATTATATGAAATTAATTGTTCCTGAAGAAATATTTGATATTATAACAAAAGATAAAAAAACTGTTAATTATATTTGCATTATAATTGAATTATATATAAGATATAATCAAATTATTCAAAAAAATAAATTTTGGTTTTTTGATACAAATTATTCTAATTTTAATAATTTTTATTTAAAAAAAGCAATGGTTAAAAAAGTAAAAAATAAAAAATAAAAAATAAAAAATAAAAAATAAAAAATAAAAAATAAAAAATAAAAAATAAAAAATAAAAAGTAAAAATAATAATTATTTATA